CTTCAGCCACAGTCATCCCTGCATCAAACGACGACGATGACCTTATGGCAGCCTCGGCAGCTGAACAGGTTTGGCAAGCGCTATACGACAAGAACAACTTCCAGACTGACGTCATTCAGAAGAGTGAATTCTGGCGTGCCACCTGTGGAAATGCTTACATCAAAACTTACTGGGACACCAGCAAAAAGGAAATCAGCCCAACACCTGTAATGGACCCATTCACTGGGGTAAAGACAATCCAGCAGAAGGTTGTTTCTGAAGGTGACGTGCAATACGAAGTGGTTTCACCATTCCACTTGTTTGTGCCAGACCTTGCTGAAGAAAACCTTGAGAACCAGCCATACATTTTCAACGTTTACACCAAGTCAGAGCAGTGGGTAAAGAACACTTTCAAAGATGTCCTACCTGCAGACTATATTCCAGCGAAAGTTTCAGCATCTGAAATTGTTGACGCTGCAATGTTTGACGTCAAGGGTGTAGAAATCTCAAAGCCAGACGCTGTTCTAGTTATTGAGATGTGGGCTAAGCCAAACGGTTGCCCTTACCTACCAAAGGGTGGTCTAATCACCATCGTTGACAACGAAATTGTTCAGTTCGCTGAGAACGGCATCCCGTACACCCACAAGATGTACCCATTTGCTCACACCTACAGCATCCCGACTGGAAAATTCTACCGTCGCTCAGTAATCAAGAGCCTAATTCCTTTGCAGCAGGAGCTTAACCGCACCCGTTCGCAGATTGTACAGGCTAAAAACTTGATGTCTAAGCCTCAAATGTTCTACTCTGAAGGCTCAACAGACCCTAAGAAGATTACAGCCCGTGCAGGTATCTACATTCCAATCCGTCCAGGATTCCCATTCCCTTCACCTGTACCAATTCAGCCATTGCCTAACTATGTTCTGCAAGAAGTTGACCGTCTACAGGCAGACTTTGAAGACATTTCAGGTCAGCACCAAGTATCACGTGGCGAATCAGGTGGCGTAACCGCTGCAACCGCTATCAACTACTTGCAGGAACGCGACGACGCTTACCTAACCACCGTTTTCTCATCTATTGAGGCAGCTGTGGAAAAGACCGCTAAGCAGTCACTTTCACTATTCATTCAGTACGTACAGCAGCCTCGCCTAGTGAAGACTGTTGGAACTGACGGTGCATTTGATGCAGCAATCCTTTCAGGTGCAGACATCGCTTCAGGTAACGACATTCGTGTTGAATCAGGCTCAGCTCTTCCAACTTCTAAGTCTGCACGTCAGGCTCTAATCACAGAGTGGATGAAGATGGGCTTCATTCAGCCTCAAGATGGTCTACGCATCCTTGACATGGGAATGCTGAAGCAGTACTACAACCTAATCAAGATTGACGAAAACCACGCACAGCGTGAGAACCTAACCATGAAGCGTCTAACCCCTGAAGAAATCAACGGGTTCTACGAAGAGTGGCAGGCTGGTGCTGCAGCTGGCGACCCTGACAAGATTGTTCCAGGTCAAGTTGACGGCAACGGACAGCCAGTACCTTTGGCTCCACCTGCTGTTATTCAGGTTCACGACTACGACAACCACGCAGTCCACATTGAAATTCACAACCGTTTCCGCAAGTCACAGTCATTTGAGACTATGCCAGAGGAAATTCGTGCAGAGTTCGCTAAGCACATCGCGATGCACGAAGCAGCTTTGCAGCAGAAAATGATGCAAGAAATGATGATGGGAATGCCAGCAGATGCCTCAGGTACTCCAATGGCTTTACCATCTGAAGCAGCAGGAGCACCAGACCAGTCTGGTATGACAACTGAACAACTACAGTAAGGAAAAATATGTCTGAAGAGACGCAGCAAGTTGCTGAACAGACTACTGAGACACCAGTAGTAGAAACACAGGCCGAAGAGCCTAAGGTTCACCCAGCGTACGAAAAAGTACTTGCTGAGCTACCTGAAGCTTGGCACGCAAAAATTACCCCACACCTTCAGGAGCAGGACAAGTATTTCCAGCAACAGCTAGAGAAATACACTCCGTTCAAAAGCTTTATTGAAGAGGGCATCTCCGCTGACACAATCAAAGGCGGAATTGACCTTGCTAACGCAATCAACACCAACCCATTAGAGGTTTACTCGTCAATCAAAGAGTACCTAACCTCTCAGGGCATGCTTGAAGCTGACGCACAGGCTGCTGCTGCCCAAACAATGGAAGCTCAAACAGGTGAAGACTTTGAAGACATCTTCGATGGTGAAAAAGTTCCTGCTGCATTGCAGAAAGAAATTGACGCTCTAAAAGCCAAAACTGAAGAAGTTGCTGGTTGGAAGAACGAACAAGAATTTGCCAAGATGCAGGCAGAAGCTGAAGCTGACCTTGAAGCAGGTATGACCGCTTTGAAGCAAGCTCACAACATTACCGAAGCTCACGAAATTGCTATCTGGGATTTGATGAACGCAGCTCTATCTGCAGGACGTGAAATCACAGTAGCTCAAGCAGCTCAACAGTTGCAGCAAATGGTGGGAGCATTCCCAGCAGCTTCAACTGGCGAACCAGCACCAATGGTTGTTGGTTCAGCAGGTGGCGCAGGCGTACCAGCAATGAACACTGCAGTCCCGAAGGACGATAAGGGAAAGAAAGCCATGATGGCTCAAATGTTCGAAGAGTACCAACGCAACAACCGCTAAACCAAAACACAACCCCTGCTGGCTCCCATAAGGAAACAGCAGGGGTTTTGTGCTACTATACAACTATCCGTGTACAGCCCCTAAGAGGGTCAGGGCGAGCGATATCTATTCTTTCGTTTAATCAAAACTATTACTCTTAGGAGAGTGAAATCATGGCAGGTCAGGGAATCCTAACCTTCGCGTCTGATGCACTGAAGCTCGTCTACGGCGACCTTCACGAGCAGCTACGCGACAAGAACCCAGCATTGGAGTTCATCGAAGCATCATCACAGCACATCACCCAGAACGGTAAAGAGGTCATCTTTGACACTCACATCGGTCGTAACCAGGGCATCGGTGCTCGTGGCGTTCGCGAGAAGCTACCAGTTGCTGGCGCACAGAAGTACAAGCAGGCTCACCTATACCTAAAGAACCTATACGGTGCTATCGAGGTAGACGGACAGCTTTTCGAGCAGGCTGCTGACAACTACAACTCATTCATCAACGTTGTAGACAACGAAATCAAGGGTCTAAAGCGTGACCTATCTAAGGACCTAAACCGTCAGATTTACGGTAACGGAACTGGAACCCTTGGTGTTGTAAAGACAACCGACTCAACTGCAGACACTTCAGTTGACTTCGTTGACGCTCACTGGATTGAGCCAGACATGGTTGTTGACCTACTAGCAGGTACAGACCTAACTGACGGTACCCCAACCGTTCTTTACGCAGGTATCGTTGTTGAGTCTGTAAACGAGTCAACTGGTGTAGTAATCTTCAACACTGCTGTTGCAGTGACTGCAGGTGACATCATCGTTCGTGCATCAAACACCACCAACTCTTTCAACAAGGAGCTAACTGGTCTTGAGGCAATCGTTGCATCAGGCACTTCACTACACGGTATCGACGGTGCAACTGTTCCTGTATGGAACTCAACCGTTAAGACCCTAGGCTCAGTAGGAACCCCAGGTTCACTAACCGAGCTAGCTCTTATCAACCTTGTACAAGAAGTTGACAAGCAGGGTGGCGACGTTGACGTATTCCTAGCATCACCAGGTGTATACAACGCTTACTGGAACCTACTACAGGGCTTCCGTCAGTTCACCAACGGCGCTGGCCTAACTGGTGGACAGCGTTCATTCACCTTCGAAGCTATGGGTAAGCCAATCAAGTTCGTTTCAGACTACGCTGCGCCAAAGGGAACCCTTTACGCATTGTCTTCAAACGAATTGGTTATCAACCGTAAGCGCGACTGGGCATGGATGGACCGCGATGGTTCAATGTGGTCACGTGTTGCTGACACTGATGCATACGAAGCTCGTATCTACCAGTACTCAGAAATCGGTACTTACCGTCGTAACGCACACGCAAAGCTTTCAAACATCGCTGAGCTGTAAGCCGTTATAAAAACTCCCCCGCTACTGTGGTCCGTCTCACCCAGTAGCGGGGGTTTTTTATTCCTGTAAGATGTAGCTTATGAACTTTATTAATTTTGCACAAATAGACGGATTGTACAATGACCAGC